TATGTATGTTTGTTGTGTTGACGTGGCGAGAGGTACAAACAAAGACTATTCTGCGTTTATTATATTAGACGTTACAAAAGATGAAAGTAAAAAGATACCTTATGAAGTTGTGTGTACATATAAGAATAACGAAATCAAACCATTTGTCTTTCCAAACATCATCAGTCAAACTTGTAAGGCGTACAATGAAGCGCATACACTAATTGAAGTCAATGACTTAGGTCAATCAATCGCCGAAGCGATGCATTATGAGTTAGAATATCCAAATATCTTAATGACGACTCAAAGAGGTAGAGCGGGTCAAATACTTGGAGCGATGTTTAGTGGTCGAGGTACATCACTTGGTGTACGTATGACAAAGCAGATAAAAAAGGTTGGTTGTGCGAATTTTAAGACGCTTATGGAGGGTGATAAACTAAAAGTCAATGACTTTAGTATAATCGAAGAAATATCAACTTTTTCACGTAGAGGGAATAGTTGGCAGGCTGAAGAAGGTACAAATGATGACTTGGTTATGTGTTTAGTCATATTTGGATGGCTCTCAAATCAACCCTATTTCAAAGAGTTATCTGATTCAAATATACGAAATCAAATGTATATGGAACAACAAAATCTAATCGAACAAGATATGGCGCCGTTTGGATTCGTAGATGACGGTATCAATAGTGACCCTATGAATGAAGAAACTGTAGATGAGTATGGTACACGATGGTTCCCTGTTGTAAGAAAAGGTCAATAAACTACAATTTTAGGTTATTATAAATATCAATAACTGATAAAGTTTGACTATGGTCATAAGAAAACTTATGGATTTTGAAAAATTAAAATGTTAATTAGCTAATTAAGAGGAGAAACAACCTATGGCATTTCAAGTATCACCAGGTGTTCTCGTACAGGAAAAAGATTTAAGTAGAATTATTCCTGCGGTATCAACATCTATCGGCGCCTTTGCTGGAGAGTTTAGAAAAGGACCAGTAGATGAGATCGTAGCAATTTCTAGTGAACAACAATTAGTTGACACGTTTGGAAAACCAGACTCAAATAACTTTGAGTATTTTTTCACTGCTGCCAATTACTTGCAATACTCTAACGCATTAAGAGTAGTACGAGCTACCAATTCATCTTTGACAAATGCTAACAGCGCTGGTTCAAGCGTGTTAGTAAAAAACACAGATGATTACGAAAATAACTATGAAAGCGGACAAGGTGTAGTAGGAACTTTTGCTGCAAGATCAGCAGGAGCATGGGGTAACAACTTATTAGTTGCTACTTGCCCATCAGCTACAGCTTACGAACAGGTATCATCATCATTAATCGCATCAGATTCAACAACAAACGTAGTAGGAGATACTTCTGTTGCTGTTGATGATAATAGCGCATTTAATGTTGGAGATATTATTCAGTTTTCAACAACTGCTGACACATCAGATTTTGACGATGGAGATTTTTATAGAATCACATCTTTAGGTTCTGGTGAAACTATTAATTTCGTTCAACACCCTAGAGGTTCTGGCGGATTAAAAAGAACAGTAGTAGATAATGCAAGAATAAAAAGAAGATGGAGATATTACGATTCAGTAGATGGCGCTCCAGGAACTTCACCATTTGTATCTGACAGATCAGGTTCAGGTGATGAAATCCACGTAGTAGTCGTTGACGAAGATGGTGGTATCACTGGTACACCAGGCGAAGTAATCGAAACATTTTCTAACTTATCAAAAGCGGCTGACGCAAAAACTCCACAAGGAGATAATAACTACTATCCAACTGTGATTAAAAATAGATCACAGTACATTTACTGGATGGATCACAATACTTCTGGTTCAAATTGGGGTAATAACGCAAGTGGAACAACTTTCACTTCTGTAACTACTCCTACTTTAGAATCATTATCTGGTGGTTCAAATGGTTCAACTGTTACTGACGGTGAATTAAAAACAGCATACGAGAAATTCCAAGATGCTGAAACAGTAGATGTAGGATTAATTATTGCTGGTCCTAGTGGAAGTACAACACACATTGACAATCTTGTCACAATTGCTGAAGAAAGAAAAGACGCAATCGTGTTTGCTTCACCACAAAGAGCAGATGTAGTTAATATCGCTAATTCAAATACACAAACAACTAACGTTATTGATTTCTTTGATAACATTAGATCATCAAGTTATGTTGTGTTTGATAGTGGTTACAAATTTATGTATGACAGATATTCTGACGTATACAGATTTGTTCCATTAAATGGTGATATTGCTGGTCTAGCGGCAAGAACTGATTTAATCGCTGACGCATGGTACTCACCTGCTGGTTTCAACAGAGGTATCATTAGAGGCGCAGTTAAATTAGCGTACAATCCAACTAAAGCACAAAGAGATCAATTGTATCCTAAAAGAATAAATCCTGTGGCAACTTTCCCAGGACAAGGTACAATTCTTTTTGGTGATAAAACTGGATTGACTTCTCCAAGTGCTTTTGATAGAATCAACGTAAGAAGATTGTTTATCGTTTTAGAGAAGGCGATTGCAACTGCTTCTAAATTTCAACTCTTTGAGTTCAATGATGAATTTACAAGAGCTAACTTTAGAAACATTGTAGAACCTTTCCTAAGAGAAGTACAAGGTAGACGAGGTATCACAGACTTCCTAGTAGTATGTGATGAAACTAACAATACAGGCGAAGTAATTGATAGAAATGAGTTTATAGCAGAGATATTCATTAAACCTGCTAGAAGCATTAACTTCATCACATTACAATTCATAGCAACTCGAACAGGTGTTGCTTTTGAAGAAGTCGCTGGCGGATAATAGTAGAGAAGGAGAATAAAAAATGGCAAACATAAATGACTTCAAAGCTAAACTTGCTGGCGGTGGCGCAAGAGCCAATCAGTTTAAGGTTACAATGCCTTTTCCTGGTTATGCCCAAGTTGGTGGTGAAATCGAAGACTTAGCGTTTTTATGTAGAGGTGCTGCTTTACCACCTAGTGTTTTAGGTTTAGTAGAAATTCCTTTTAGAGGAAGAAACATAAAAATCGCTGGGGATAGAACAGTAGATAGTTGGACTATCACGGTGTTAAATGACACAAACTTTAAGTTAAGAAATGCTTTTGAAAGATGGTCAAACGGTATCAACAATATGACTGATAACGAAGGATTAACAAATCCAGTTGACTATCAAGTAGATGCGTTTGTAGACCAATTAGATAGAAATGGTAATACAATCAAATCTTACACTTTAAGAGGTGCGTGGCCACTTAACATAAGTGATATTGCATTAGACTATGACCAAAAGACTGAGATTGAAACTTTTACAGTAGAGTTACAATACCAGTTTTATGAATCAAATACTACAACTTAATATTACATCAGAGGGGCTTTCGAGCCCCTCTTTTTAATCCCTTATAAGTAGTAGTACAAGGAGATATTATGGCAGAACTATTCGGCTTTTCGATAACAAGATTAAAAAAACAAGCTGATCCAAAACAGGCTTTCACAACAGCACAAGCAGATGACGGTACACAAACGGTCAATGCTGGAGGTCACTTTGGTTCATACTTGGATATGGAAGGTACTGCGAAAACAGAGCAAGACCTTATTCGTAGATATAGAGAAATAGCTTTACACCCTGAATGCGATATGGCAATCGAAGATATTGTCAATGAAGCAATTGTCGCAAATGAATTAAAAGACGCAGTTAGAATTAATCTAACAGATTTACCTTACGGAAAAGAAGTAAGAAGAAAAATAGAAGATGAATTTGTTGAAGTTTTAAAGTTAATGAATTTCAATACCAAAGGACACGACATCTTTAGAAGATGGTACGTAGATGGTAGAATATTTTATCAAAAAGTTATAGATAGAGAAAGTCCTAAAAAGGGGATTACAGAATTAAAATATATTGATCCAAGAAAGATCAAAAAGATTAGAGAGATACGAAAGAAAAGACCTGACACACCAATGCCATCATCACTAAACAGTTTAGCTGTAGTTGATGAATATGTTGAATACTTTTTATATAATGAAAGAGGATTATCAGGTACAACTGGACAATCTGGTATTAAGATAGCGCCAGATACAATCGCATTCTGTCCGTCAGGATTAATTGATCAGAACAAGAATATGGTGTTGTCTTATTTACATAAGGCGATCAAACCTGTTAATCAATTAAGAATGATTGAAGACGCAGCAGTGATTTATAGAATTGCTAGAGCGCCAGAAAGAAGAATATTTAAGATTGATGTTGGTAACTTACCAAAAGTAAAAGCAGAACAATATTTAAGAGATGTTATGGCAAGATATAGAAACAAACTTGTCTATGATGCTAATACAGGTGAAGTAAGAGATGATAGAAACTATATGTCAATGTTAGAAGACTTTTGGTTACCAAGTAGAGAAGGTGGTAGAGGTACAGATATTTCTACATTACCTGGTGGTCAAAATCTTGGCGAGATTACAGATATAGAATATTTTAGAGCAAAACTATATCGTTCTTTAAATGTTCCTGTAAGTAGATTAGAAGCTTCTCAAGGGTTTAATTTAGGAAGAGCTTCTGAGATTACAAGAGATGAATTAAAGTTTACTAAATTTGTTCAAAGATTAAGAAAGAAATTTACTGAAATCTTTAATGATATTTTAAGAACACAATTAGTATTAAAAGGTATTATTGCTGAAACAGATTGGATTAATGTAAGAGATAGTTTACAGTATGACTTTTTACAAGATGGACATTTTGCTGAACTAAAACAAACAGAAATGTTAAGAGAAAGAATAGCTTTAGCAAATGAAATGAGAGATTACATTGGTAAATTCTTTTCAGTTGATTACGTTAGAAAACACGTATTAAAACAAAACGCAAGAGAAGTTGAGGAAATGGATAAACAAATTAAGAAAGAAATTAAAGATGGTATTATTCAGGACCCAATGGCTCAAGTTACAAATAGTGACGACACAATAGTATAGGAGTAAAAAATGAGTGAAGAAGTAAAAAACTTTATAGACAAAATCGCAGACGGTGATAATGCTGCTGCTGGAGATGCGTTCAAAGATGCATTAAGAGTAAAAGTAGGAAATTCATTAGACGCACATAGACAAGAAGTTGCTGGTAATATGTTTAATGGAAACTTGGAACAACCACATAGTGACCCTAAACCAGTGATCGCTGATCCAGGTACATTTAACCAAGATGGTTCTGTATCGCCTACAGTAGGTGGCGATGGACAAGCAGAGGTAGATTTATCTCAACCATCACCTGTAGGAGTTGATATAGACAATGCTGGTTAGTAGAGTTATAAAAGAGAATCGTATTATCGATTCAAAAAGTTTTAATGAATTACCACCTCTTATGAAAGAGGCGATGAGAGATGTATTTGAACTCATTGAAAAAGAAACTGGTAACATTATAGAAAAGTTTGAAGGTGCCGTAGCAAAAGTATCAGAGTTTCACGGTATTAATATAGAAAAATTTTATGAATATGTTGACAAAGAAGTAATAGAACAATTAGGAGAAAAATAAAATGTCTGTAACATTTATATCTAAAGGTACAGTAATAACAAATCCTAGTGCAAATAATATAGGTCGAGCACAATTCGTAAGATGTGTGGCGACAGCTCAAACTACAGTCACAGTTACAACAAGTGACAGTACTGTATCCGAGGTATATTTACACGCAGCTGGAGATGAAGTTATTATTGAAAAGCATCCAGATGACACTTTAACATCTGCTGGCGCTAAAGTACACGCAGTAGGTTCGCCAAGAAGTTAATATTTTTAAGTCTTTAAATAAAAAACTTTATGAATATTAGACAAAGAGAGAGAATTTATGAAACTAATTTCAGAAGAAGTCGCATCAGCCGAATATCTTGTAGAAGAAAAGAACGGTAAAAAAG